CAAAACCACAAGATCCATATGGTATTGCAAAACATGCTTTTGAGTTAACATTAAAAAATCTTTCAAAAATTCATGGCATGGAATTTGTTATTCTTGTACCACATAACGTTGTTGGTCATGGACAAAACTACACAGATCCTTTTAGAAATGTTGCTGGAATTATGATTAATAGAATGCTTCAAGGAAAGCAACCAATTATTTATGGTGATGGCAATCAAAAAAGATGTTTTTCTGATATGAGAGATATCATTGATCCATTTCACAAAGTTATTTTTTCTGATGTGGCTAATGGAGAAGTAATTAATATTGGTCCAGACAATAACTTTATAACAATTAATGAGTTAGCAGAAGAGATAGCCTCCATTATTGGTTTTGATTTAGATCCAATTTATTTAGATGCAAGACCTTCTGAAGTAAGATTAGCCCACTGCTCTGCTGATAAAGCAAGAAAGTTGCTTGACTATTCAACACATTATGAATTAAAAGAAATTTTGTCAAACATGGTTGATTGGGTAAAGCAAAGAGGAACTGGACCATTTAACTTTAATTTACCAGTTGAAATTCAAAATAACTTAACTCCAAAAACTTGGGTAAACCAGGATATATTTAATAAATGAACAATAAACTGAAGTTTTCATCAACGCAAGAAAGATTATTGGTAGATGAGTTAGTAAATTTATTTTTTTTAATTCAGGAAGAAGTAAAGCCAAAGATTAGCATTGAAGTAGGAGCCAACTCTGCAGAGTTTTCTCAAAAAATAAAACAAGAGTATTCAAATATTAAATCTTGGGCATTTGAGGCTAACCCATACGTACATAAACACTATGCCGACAGTTTGCAAGATGTTGGAGTAGAATATATAAATGCTGCAATTACAAATAAAATAGGTAAAATTAGGTTTCTTATTCAAGAAGCATATTTAAATAATGGAGAGTGGGACGGTAAAAGAATTAATAGGCTTATAGGAAATAATAGTCTTTTAATACGTGATCAAGATGATGTTTTGTATTCCGCCCCAAAAGTTGATTGCAATACTTTAGATGGATTTTTTATAGATTCGAATATTTTAAATAGTGATGATACAGTTTGTATTTGGATTGATGTTGAGGGAGCAATTGAGCAAGTACTTAGCAATTCATATAAAACATTAAAACAAACAGATTCGATATTTATTGAAGTAGAAGACTTTAAGTTTTGGCATGATCAGTGGCTTGCTGAAGATGTTATAAAATTTTTAATATCTCAAGATTTTGTTCCAATAGCCAGAGACTATGAGTATGAAAAACAAAATAATTATATATTTATAAAGTCAAAACTTATGGATAATAATAAAATACTGGATCTTGTTAAAAATTGGCAAAACCTATATGAAAGCATTGAGTACTAAAATGAAATACGTTGTTGGTCTTCCATACAGAGTTAAGTCTTTTAGGGACAGTCTTATGGCAACGTGTAAACTAGAAAATGTTTTTGAAATTGATAATACTGAAAACAACATTGGTTTTTCCGCAAGCCATAATCTTGGAATACAAAAAATGTATGATGACGGCGCTGATTGGTATATAGTTATGAGTGCTGCTGTTCGATTTGGTGAGCCTGGTGGGTTAGATTTTATTGAAATATTAAAAAATACAGAGTGTGTTATAGTTGAGGCACTTGGTGTTTATGGATGGCATTTTATAGCATTTCATAAAACCTTAATTGATAAGGTTGGACTATGGGATACAAACTTTACTCCGTATGGTTACGAAGACTTTGACTACAGCATGAGAATTCAAAGAGCATTTTTATTAGAATATGACGATCATTGGAAAAAAATTGTAGAAAATAAAACAATGTGGGAAAAAGTTAAGATCGACATTAAAGACACAATAATGGCACACAGTTTAAAACTTGGCGGCGTAGATCCAAAAATGGGCAAAACAAGAGAATATTATAATAAAAAATGGGGAAGATATCCTTCAACTAGTGAAGATCCATATAACTCTTATTTTTACCCTTTTAATAATTCAGAAAATGGTTTAGGATATTTTACAAACGATTACTATAATCACTGGATAATAAAAGAATCTAAAAAAGAAAAACAAAATTTTATTGAAGCAGTAGTTACATGTTTATGTGGAAATTCTTTTAAATCAATGTCTGTTAGCGGGGCGCTGGAAGTTAATACTTGTGCTGCATGCGATCCTGCTGAATTTATGCAAGATGGAACTAAATAATGAACAATATTAAAACCTATTTATATTCTTTTAATGAAGAAGATTGTGCTGCTGATAAGTGGGACTATGGACTTCTTAAAGAAATATTTGATAAATATAATATACAGCAGATCAAAGTTAATTCTTTGCCAATAGAAGAAAGAGCATTTGTTGTAATTCCTGGACCACAAAATATAGGACATGAAGAAGATATATCAAAAGAGTTAAAAAATATATCTAGATTAGTTTTATTTATAACAGGGGATGAAGAAGGAGTTTTTGGTATAGACAAAATAAATCATCCTAATGCTGAGGTTTGGATTCAATACCCTCATAAAAAACATGAGAAGTACAATAAACTTCCAATTGGTGTGCCACAGCATCTAAAAAATAATTTACCTAATTATAAAACTAAAACATATGATGTATTTTTTGGTGGACAAATCACACATCAAAGGAGACAACAGTTAGCAGAAGTAATGCCCTCAATTGAGAATGCCCTATACAAGCCTACAGACGGCTTTGCTAAGGGAGATAATCCAGTTGACTACTATGACAACCTAATGAATTCAAAAATTGCTCCTTGCCCTGCTGGTGCCGTATCAATTGAATCATTTAGGTTATTTGAAGCAATAGAAATGATGACTTTACCAATAGCAGACCTTGTAGATTCAAGTGGTTTAAAATATAATTTTTATAAAAATGTTTTTAATGAACTGGTTCCATTTCCTCAAACAAAATATTGGAGTGAATTGCCCATAATTGTATTAAATTTATTAGAAGAATATCCAAAAAATATGCATAATGTGGTATGCTGGTGGATTAAATACAAAAGAGATCTTGGAATAAAATTAATGGAGCAAGTAAATGCAAAAATCTGACGTAACAATTATAATTCCAACATCTTATATACCTAGCCATCCTAGTATTAAAGTAATAGAAACAACAATTAAAAATACCAGATTTCATTTTCCAAATAATGAAATTATTTTACAAATAGATGGGCTTAGATCAGAACAATCAGACTATAAAAAAGATTATGATGAATATAAAAATAAAGTATTGTGGAAATGTTTGCATGAATGGGAAAACGTATTACCAATAATATTTGACAAACATAGTCATCAAAGTACTATGATGAAAAAAACCATTAACTTAGTTCAAACACCATTAATTCTTTACATTGAAGGAGATCTTCCTTTAAGAACCGACAGAGATATTGACTGGAATAAGTGTTTAGACATGTTTGAATACAATAAAGCAAATACAATAAGGTTTTATTTAAGAGAAGAGATGCCACAAGAGCATGAGCACATGATGTGTGGTCAAGAAGATATTTTTATAAAAACTGTTCAATGGAGTCAAAACCCACATTTAAGTTTTACTAGTTACTATAAAGATATTGTTTTACCAAATGTTGGTGAAACAAATTATATTGAAGATGAATTTTATGGAAAGGTCCAAACTGATTGCGAGTATTTGCCTGAAGAAGAACCTGTGATTGAGGAACCATACGTTTTTAAAATTAGAAATTGGGAAGCACACAAAATGTTTATTTATTATCCAGACAATGGACAGAACATAAGTAGGGTTTTACATTTAGATGGAAGACAAAGCACTAAAAAATTTACACAAGATGATGACTTTTGGGAATATACAAGCATTGAGGATGCAAAAAAAATATTAAAACAATCGGAAATGTTTAAAGATGACAAGGATATTTTATGAGATTAGGAATTATAGCAAGATCTGATAACACTGGATTAGGCAATCAAACACGGGAATTAGTTAAAATGCTTAATCCCGACAAAATTTTATTGATTGATTCAAAACATTTTAATGGTAATAAGCAACATCCAGAATGGTATAAAGATTACAATGTAATAACTACATCAGTTGGGTTTCCAACAAAACCAGAAGTAATAGAATTTTTAAGGGATATAGATATAGTTTTAAGTTGTGAAACTTTTTATAGGCAAGACTTTTTACATTATGCCAAACGAAGAGGCATTAAAACAATCTTACAATATAATTTTGAATTCTTATTAAATATGTCTGTTCCAGAAGCAGAACTTCCAGATGTTTTACTTGCTCCAAGTTTATGGAATATAGAACAAATAGAAAAAATGGTTGATGGCAGATGTAAAGTAATTCACCTTCCACCTCCAACTGATTCAACCTTGTTTGAAAATGTTAGACAGAACAATATGTCAAAAGATCATAATAGATTATTACATGTTGGTGGAAAGTTTGCAGCAAAAGATAGAAATGGAACTGAAACTGTTTTACAAATGCTTAAATATTCAAAAGCAAATTACGAGTTAGTAATTACAACACAAAAATTTCCAGAATTAAATCTAAAAGATTCAAGAATTACAGTTAACAATAATAATCCAGAGAATAGAGAAGAACTTTATAATGGATTTGATGCTATGGTTTTGCCAAGAAGATATGCTGGTTTGTGTCTTCCAATGAATGAGGCATTGATTAGTGGACTGCCAGTATTTATGACAAATATATCTCCAAACAATTTAATTCTTCCTAAAGAATGGTTGGTAAAATCTGAACATGTTAATAGTTTTCAGGCCAAATCATTAATAGATGTTTATGAAGGAAGTCCTGAACATTTAGCAACAATTGTTGATGATTATATGAATAACAAAGATAAGCGTGAAATGAAAGATTCTGCGTTACAAATAGGATTAAATAATTTTGCTGAGGTAAATCTAAAAGATAAATATTTAAATCTTATTGCTCATATATAGATTTATCTGGAAAGTTTGTAGTTAAATAATCTAACAAAAACATAAAAGAACTATCTGCGCTAGACAAGTAAGGAATTTGTTCTTGGTCCTGATTATATGATAGTGCAACTAACCCACCACTTTTGTGAACCTTTACATCCTTTACTGTTTCTCCGCCAATGTTAAATGTATTTCCATACTTTGATCTCCAAAGTGTTGAATACTGCTCTTCAAGAATTGTTATTAGTTTCTTTTTTTCCATTGGCATTGGAATATGAAGTTCATAACTAATAGGATTTGATATATCTCTTCTTTGTAAATAAGCGTATGTTTTTCCCAGTCTATTTAAATAAGTAGATCTAAGCCCAAGATTATGATACTGATTTATTTGATCTTCAAGTAATCCATTGTTGTATATTTTTATTTCATTTATTTTATTTGTAATATAAAAGTCATCATTCATTAATATAAAGTCTTCAGGTATTTGTTCAGAAGCACAAGCAGCCCTAAGATTATTAAGAGCATTTTGATACTTATGTTGATTTTGTAATACTGGAATATAATTACCAACATACCAATCTGGCTTTCCACCAACTACCCAAATTTTTGGATCATTAGTATTTTTTACAACAGATCTAATTGAATATCTAAGTTCTTCGTTTTCACCATCTTTGCATATGTATACAAAATTCATAAGTTTCCTTTATATAAAAAAATAGGGACAGAAATATCCATCCCTATTTATTAAGTATAATTACTTTACAGCCTTTTTAGCAACTTTCTTTTTTGCTGCTTTTTTAACTGGTTTGATATTCTTAAGTGCAACTTCTACATCTTTTGCAACTGCATCAAACTTACCAAAAGATTTGTCTTTTGGATTTGCTGCACGAAGTGCGACTGGAACTAGGGCTGCTACAAGTGCTGCCCACATATCTTTAGGATCTGTAATTCCAGCGGTATACAAAGCAATTACTGCTGCAAGAACTGAGCGACCGTAACTTGAAAGCATTGCTTTTAGTTGTTCTTTATTCATTTAATCACCTCTTTCATATACCATTATAGCGTATATTGCTATAAATCTTTTTATTTTTGCTCAACTATAGGCTTGAGTTTTTCTAAAATAAACCTTAATTTTGCATCTGAGTATAAATCTGCTAACTTTGGCTGTTCAATTTGTTGTTCACAATATAAGATAATATCATTAACAGTAGCCATTGTTTCCTCAATATAATTAAAAGCCACGTCTCTAGAGTCTGATAGAAATTTAATAAAGTTCTCTTGAGTTTCATCCGTTTCATTTTTAATCAAATCTAACTGATCTTTTAAGGTTTCAGAAAAAGCCTTTAGTATTCTTTGATCAAGAACAAGTTGTTTTAACATTGTTTTTAATGTATATATTTTATAGGACAAAGATACAATAACGCACATGCTTAAAAATAATCCAGTAAACGTAATTAAATTAAAGAACTGCATTTAACAACTCATTTCTTTCTTCATGTGTTGGCCAATAATATTGGCAAGGAACTTTGCGTTCTGGACAGCACGGAACATTGTATGGGCTTGATTCTGCATACTGATATTTAATATAATAGATAGGATCCTTTTTAAATAGATTAGCCTTGTGAGTTGTTGTAATACGCATTACCTTATTGTCATTGGACCAGAACATTGGTGGGGTCTTTCCCCATCTATCCGAACATTTTTCTTTAAGATCGTTAAGGTTGTTTTCATTGTTTATTGTCTTAATCCCACGAACCTTAGCCTCTTCTATCATGTGCTGTATATAAGACCACAGACCAGCCTCATAGCCCTTCCACATAAGCACTGCAGGGTGATTACGCCATGCCCCAGACGGTGACTCTCCTGACAACACCTTGAGTATTTGATACCCCTCAAGGATTTGTTTATTAAGTCTTTTATTGTCTAAAGATTTTGCGGTATATGAAATGTCGCTAGACGGCAGAAATGTTTGCATTTTTACTCCTATCTAAATTAAAATTAAAGAGCATCTGTATTAGCAAATGCTCTTTAGTATTTAATGCTACAAAGCAGACATGTATCCAGTTGAAAGATATCTACCAGATAACCATTGATTGTTTGTAGGTATTGTTTTAGCAAGTAGAAAGTTGTAGGTTTCATCAAAAGAACCCTTAAGATTTAAAACCCAATAAGCAGATAATGTCGCAGTCGCGTTTGAAGTTCCTGCGGTGAATGTACGAGATCCATCTCTATTAGTTACATACCATCTACCATTTAAATAGAAGTCTGTTTGGTTCCAACCATTTGAATACCTTGCTATAGTTGGAACTGCTTTAATATCATATGCAGAGCGCCCATCAATTGATGTATTATCTGTTGCTCCAACTGAAACAACATCATTAATACAAGCAGGTGAATTTACTGCTTTTCTATTTTGTAGATTGCCTGTTGCAGCAATTACCGGAATATTTAATTGTTTTAACGCTAAGACTTGCTCTTTCATACCATCTGGGACTGCACAGTTAGCCTGAATTGACCCCTGAGAAATATTCACAGCGGCAATATTATATTTCTGAGCATTGGCAATCACCCAATCAAGTGCTGTCTTTACTGGTCTTAGAGAATAAATATCTACTTGTCCAGAATCTGTAACGCCAACTATTCTAATTGGAATTATTTTGACATCTGGATTTACTGCTAAAATAACGGAAATCATTTGAGATCCGTGATTTAGTGTTTTGTTTGTACTTTTTGGAATTGCTGCTGCTCCAAGACCTTCCATATAATTTTTTCCATTGGCACAGAGATATCTTTCAATAATACAAACCTCAGTTGCAATTGATTGTTGAAATAGGTTTGTACCTGTATCAATTACAACAATTGATGAAGGCGTAGTTGCTTGAGATGGTGCTGGAACAAATGTTCCAAATAAAATTAATGCTAATAGTGCAGATACTTTATACTTCATTGTTTTCCTTTTCTATTGTAGTTATAGTGGTTTTCTAACTAGTAAAACTATTGCCCCTTCTGATTCCAAGGCTTTTTTAACCCTTACCATATATTCTACAGCAAGTCTCTTGTCCCTGTCAAATAACTGCATGAATTTATTTTCATCTGCTCTTACTGTAATAAAATGCTCATTGTCAATAATGTCTACGCCAAACCCCTGTGGAGCAGTAATAGATCTAACGGCTCGTTTCATTGCATCTGTATACATTTTACCTCATTGTCAGATTCTGCCATATTTCAGACCATTTAGATTTTGTTTTGTGGCTATTAAACTCTCTAGATATTTTACCTTTGTCCAAATAAATACCGCCCCAAATTCCATATTCTTTCTGTGATATACCTACAGCAAAACATGTTGCTGCTACTGGACACTTAAGACATACGCTGTCAACACCATGACGAATATCTGGAGTTTCTTCATACTTATCAAAGAATAAGTTTGTATCAAAATCTTTACAAGCAGCACTTTCTTTCCATAAATGTTTATTCATATTGTTTATACTTATCTGGCATAGTCCAGCCATTGCGGTTTGCTACATATCTTTTTTGAATATTCCATTTATTGTTTTTATATACTCCGTTTTTTTCAAAGGCAGCAGAATCTAATGGAGTTAGTTCAACAACATCCCAACCATCCCAAGACAACTTGCTGTTCATGGAAACAATTGATTCCATTTGTTTTAAATTATTTACAATCATTATTACTCCTTAGTATTGGAATGTTCCAAATTCAAAATCTTGCTCTTGTGCAAGTTTTGCTACATTTGATAGTGGTTGGTTTGGTTTTGATAAATAGGAAAAGTAATCAATCTCATGTAAATTTTCTTCAACCCATGTGTAATGAACCTTGATAAACTTAACTTTGATTCCTCTAGCCTTTAAATTTCGTTCTGAAACATTGCAAAACTCAGAAGCAAAATCATTTACATTTGATGGTCCTAATGAATATACAATAAACTCATGATCATTTTCTTTTAAACCAGACATCATTACACCCATAGAACGAAGGAAAACAGAATACTCATCGAACTCATTGGTTCCCTGTACTACGACCTTCATTTCTTTTTCCATTCTTTAGGTGATCTAATATATCTAACATCTTTGCTACTTCTTTATTATCCATATTTGTAAAGTCAATTGGTCTTGCATTTTCCCTATCGACTTCACCTTCTTCTACATCTGCTTGATAAAACACATTATTATTTACCCAGTAAGCGGTTGGGCCGATAACTAAAACACGAAAGGTATTTTTTTCTTTCAGTTTTGTGGTTTGAGATACACGCTTTATCTCTATACCTTCTGGCAAAAGGCTAGAAATAATACTGTGAATCCTAGTCTGACTATATTTAATTTTTGGTAAAACTTTTTTTTCTTGTTTCTTTACTGTATAAAGTATAGCCCAAATGCCATAAATTGTCAACAATAAAAGAACAATTTGATTCATGTATCTATTGTATCACTGTTGCGATAAAATTCTTTTGATTTCATTCAAAACTGTTTTATAAATATCGTCCAACCAAGAAATAGCATTTTCATCAAAAGCCTTTTCTGTTAGCCCAACGTCTGGATTATCTTGCAATAAATCAATTATTAAAAATCCTTGTTCCCACAAAAACATTACCTCACGGTTTAATTGTGTTTGATGTATGTCAAATAGATCTGGATTAATATCTTTTAGTTTGTCGGTAAAGTTATAAATTGCTTCACCTTCTTCATTTAAACCAGCATATTCAATTGCACCTTGTTCAACTAGGTCTATAAAAATAAGATCTTCTTCTCTCATTGGTATGAATCACCTTGCAATCTATTTTCAACAAGTCTTTCTCTTTCATCTAGGAAAGAGTAGGCATAGGCCAACATTTTTTCTTTTCCAATTGGATCATTCATAATTTTATTATAATGGTGGCTACAAAACATTAGTTCGCCATTTACTCCAGTTACAGATACATATGCCTGTGCTGGACAAGAATCACACCTATCTAGGGGTGTAAGAAGCCATTTGCGTTCATCGGTTTGCTCAGTCATTCTATTCATATTATACCTTCTTATTGTCGGTGGAATAAAAACCCTTACTATTAAATTGTACACCAAATGGAGTGTATTGTCTAGTTAGGACACCGTTGCATTTTTCACAAAAATATTTAGGCTCATCTTCTAAGATAGATCTTTCTTTAGTGATGTTTATTGCACAACTATTACATAAATATTCATATTTTGGCATAATTTAATCCTAAAGTGATGGTATTGTTATTTTTCGTTTAGGGCATTTAATAGATTTAATTGCAAACAATTCTTTTTCATCTACAGATAAAGACCATCTAATTTTAATAGATACCCAATTCATAATGTATTGACATTTATATTTTTCATTTGTTGGCATCCACTCAGCAGGATCTCTGTCTGATTTAGAACGATTTGAAGCACCAGTAACTGCAATTAAATGTATTGTATCTGTTTGATCATTTGCATATAGTTCACGCTTTTTATCATCCCATGCAGAGGCCCCAGAATCCCACGCTTCTGCAAGTGGAACCATATGATCTACATCTAATTTTCCAGCATCAATTACTTTTACACTGTCATAAATACTAAGCCATTCTC